CCTTTAGGTCCTGGATCTGCTGCTGCTGGTTTGGCCGCTGTAGCCTGGCGCCCCTCTCAAAGCAGTAATAAAAGACGTCGATATAACCCGAAAGCCGGTTCTATGTATTCTGGTTCACGTCGAAGTGGGAAGTGGAAAGTAGCGGGTAGAAGAGGCCGCGTCAAAACCGTTTCTTATCAAAAGAAATATGGGAAAAAGAAATCGTATTTCAAGAAGGTATAAACGTAAAAATAAAAGAAGAACTTTAACAAAAAATGCTGTCTTAAAACTTCTTAATGGTGAACGACAGTATCTAGCTGATGCTAGAGGTCGTGAGCTGTCTTCCCTGCAAGATAAATATTTGTACCAAACTGTTGGTCCAGCTGGCACGTCTGGCGCCATGAAAACCATCATCGAATCCACTGGTCGTGATGCACTCCAGCTTGGTGACGTCACTGATGCTCAACAGCTTAAATATCAAATATTTCAATATCAAGTCAACACCCATTTCCGAAATGTTTCAAATCATGATTGCTTTATGGAAATCTATGAATGTATTTGTAGAAAAGACACTCAAGCTGGATTTTCAATGGATGCTCGTGCTATGCAATCTCTTGTAGATGGTTGGGATGCTTTCGCTCCTAATGCTGCTATTAACAATACCGGTACTGGTACTGATGTAGTATTTACATCTGGTAACACCACTTGTTCCGCTATTTCAGGAAATCTTACACCATTTAAGTCTCGGTCTTTTACAAAGGATTATAAGATTGCAAATGTTATTCGTGTTAAATTAAAGCCCGGAGACGACTTATTTCATAAACAAAAAGTCAAATCACATGTTTATGACCCTTTAATTGAGCTTGGTGGTTTTACCAATGCTGCCACCGTTAAAACACGTGATCAAATCGGTGGCGTATCTAGGTTTTTATTAATAAGATTACGGGGTGCCCTTGGTAAGTGTAATAGTGATGATACACTTACAGGTTATGTTAAGACAGATGTTGCTTATGAGTTATTATGTAAAGCAAAAGTTCGAAGAGTTAACCGTGATGTAGATGTCATTGCCTTGAAAGCACCTAGTGTTGACACCTTGGGTGCTTGTGTACTTGAAGCTCCAACGGAGTACAACATGGCTAATGAGAATCTCTAACCCTTAATTAATAAACCCTCTTTTCTCTCTCTATATCCAGTTTGGATATGTTCCATGTTCATTATTTCTCTCCAGTCTTAAAATTAATCTATCGTTAAAATTGGTTGCGGGAGGCTAACCGAACGCCGTAGGTGAGGTCTGCCGACACGGGTAGTATAAGTCAGAAAGGGGGGGAGGGTCGCGGTTGCTTTAGTGCCGCGGACCCGATCTAATCAATCCCCTATGTTCTCCGCTAGCGCAGCGTACCCGAGCAAAGAATAGTAGTCAATAGGCGCCCCTAGTTAATTTCAATATATAAGTATATTATAAAAGGAATGATTTTATTATCAAAGTTGCGTTATTATGTGTAGTTTATGTACTCTTCTATTTATAGCAGGGTCATCTAGGAATATCTCACCATTATTTTCATTAGTCGTAAAAATCTTTAAAGTATTTTTAGGAATAAGTACTGTTGTATATCGTATATGAATACTTCTATCGAAGTCTTGATCCACAACATGTATTTGGGCAGTTCTTGGTACATGACGAAAGTCCATGTCATCGAAAAGAATTCCATCATGTTGGTCAGCTCTAAAATTTAAAAGATCGTCCATATGTGATACAAGAAGGATCTTAGGCCATCTACTAGTTACGTAGCTGGTCTTTCTAGCACCTGAAGCTCCCCAAATTATTATTGATTTGTTTTCAGGTAATATTAACGGATGAAAAGTAAACGTATTCAATTCAAACGATTTGTGTTCTTCTAGCGGTCTTAGAACTCTTAAAGCTTCTTTTAACCCTCTAGAATATCTCACCATTGTTGATGTGTGATTTAGCCATAAATCTCGTTCGGTACCACCATCATTAATGAGTTCTATTGCATCATTCAGATCATTACGTTTACCAGGTTTAGGAATAGATATAGTTCCTATCTCCTCGAAATCTCCATCCTTCTTGCAATAGTCTGAAGCCTCCTTAGAAGATCCTCGTCTACATTCCAGATGGATTCTTCCATTAAGTCTCCTCTTGAGTGTGTTGAGTCTACATCTAGTCCTGAGTTCAAGGTAACCCTGTAAATGTGGGGTTCCTGATTCACTGATCTCTCTTCCAAATATTCCATAGCTTGCCATCTCTCCCAAGATGAAAGCCCGTATATTCTCCTCTTCTTCATTAGTATAATTGTTTAATGTAAAACACCAGTATTTACTTTGTGACATAGATATATATGATTATATAATCACAACTTTCGCTTTTATACTAAAATAAAGTGCGCAGTTTAAAAAAATGAGCCCGACGCCTAGCGTCGAAGGCGTAAAAATTTTTGTGCACGAGGTTAAAGACCAAGTACAGTATTACCTTGGTCCACCTCGGTCCCAGTCCCAAAAATATATGTTGTGGACAGGACCGCCTTAAAAAATAAAATCAATGTTTAAACTTAAAGTAACGTTTAAACTGATTAAAGAAAAGATAAAGTGTTGGTGTAAGTGTAGTGTTGACAAATGAATGATTTATATGGTAATCGTTATAAAACTGCTCGTCAAATTATTCAGTATGGTCCTGACGTTGGTAAGTATCTTACTCGTTCTTTTACAAGAACTGCTAGAAAAGCTATGGCAAAGAAAGGAATGGCCTTCAGACCTTTAGGTCCTGGATCTGCTGCTGCTGGTTTGGCCGCTGTAGCCTGGCGCCCCTCTCAAAGCAGTAATAAAAGACG